ATGGGCTCAAAGTCTCGCGAGTACATGTTCGGCGCCACGGTCAGGCACCTAGCCGAACGGGCCGCGGAAGCACGGAAGGACGCCGACGGGCTTGCCTGCCAAGCTTGGAACGCCCGCATGCTAGGCTTCCAAGGGCCGGCCCAGCCGTCGCCGGCCCTGGGCGACGCCCTCAACGCCGGCTACCGCTACCTTGAGGTCAAATGCCTCGGCTGCGAGACCCATCAAACGGTGGCGCTCGACGTCGTGCGACGACCGAAGTGGACAGCGGTCCATGAATTGGAACGCTATATGCGGTGCAAGCAGTGCTCGCGATCGAATGGCTATCCATTCAAGCGGAGCCATCTCGTGGCATTGCGAACGAACAAGATTTCGGCCATGAACCCGCCGTCGACTTGGTGGCCGGGAGAGCGATAGCGGTGAAGCTGAAGGAAGAACGGAAATACGCGGATCCCGAGAAAGCCGCCCGAAGGATCATGGAGCACGCCCGGGCATTCGAGCCAATCCAGGATGGCAGGATCTACATCGAGAAGATCAACCGCCCCATGCTCGACGAGGACAAGGCGACACCGGCCGAATACTGGGCCGGTCTACAACACGCGATCGGCCAAGGCTGGCTCGAGTACCACGAGAGCGGCACGTTCGTGAGGATGCTTCAGCCGGGGAAAGACCTGTTCGCTTAAAAAGCGCCCCAGCCGAGGGGTATGAGCTGGGGCCGAGTTCACTTGGAGTCGACCCGGCGCCGTCCATTGCGCCGGGCAAATGTAAATCCGAAACGCGCCACACCCGTTCCTTCGGTATGGGAACAAAGCGTCTCTTGTGTCGTTACAGATCATCACCGGCCGAGGCTCTGCCCGTAGGCGTCGGTGGCTGAGAGACCGCTAGCGCTCCCGCCTGCATAGGAAGGGAGGCCGGTCATGACAGACCAGCATCAAACAGATCATGCGACTTGGTACAACGAGCTTGTCAAGCTGACGCAAGACATACTTGCGCGGTCCCGGAAAGTTCTCGGATTGCCCAGACCTGACCTTTTCCTAGGTCGAAAAACCCAAGAGCCGTTCCCCCAAGGCGAAAGCACCTACGGCGATCCAGTCGCCATCATCCGCGAGGTGGACGAAACAGCAAACGAAGGGAAGGAAGGGCGCCTCAGTTGGCCGTCGAAGGACAAAAGCCAAAGCCACTGACGGATTCGCAAATCCGGCCCATGATACCTATCTTCCTGGCATGCTTAAATTCGATTTCTGCCTGCCGACCGTTGGGAAAGTGGTTCCGGCCGGCCCGGAGTGGTTTCACGAGATCAAGTATGACGGCTACCGCCTGCGCCTCGAGCGCGCCGGAGATCGCGTCCGGCTGATCACCAAGGGCGGCCACGATTGGACCAAGCGCTTCCCCTGGATCGTTGAGTCCGCCCTAAAGAACCGCCAGAAGCATTTCGTGATCGACGGCGAGGCCATCATCCGCGGCGTGGACGGCTACTCCGACTTCAACGCCCTGCACTCTGGCAAGCATAATGCCGAGGTCGAGATGCTGGCCTTCGATATCCTCGCCATGGATGGTGACGATCTTCGCGACCTCCCCCTCTCGATGCGGAAGACCAACCTGCAGCGACTGCTCGCGCGCCGGCCGGAGGGGATCTTCGTGTCGGACTACGAGCAAGGCGAGATCGGCCCTGACCTCTTCCGGAAAGCATGCGAGTTCGGCTTTGAAGGGTTGGTGTCTAAGCGATCAGATCGGCCATACCGCGGCGGTCGGTGCCCATACTGGATCAAGGTCAAAAACCGGACGCATCCGGCGATGTCGCGGGAGTTTTGAATCATCAAGGATGCATTCGACCAATGGTGGAAATGGGCCCGGAAGCCGCTGGAGAGCGATTTGGCAATCCCCGTCGAGATCTGGCGTCCAGTTTCCCGACTTTTACCTGAAGATCGACTCGACCGGCAAAAGGTCAATGAAGCCGTCGCGAGACACAAAGAAGAGCCCGACGCTGGTTAGGGCGCCGGGCTCAAGTCTAGGGAGGAGAACGGGCCTGAAAGCGTCAGGCCGAGCTACCGCCTGTCCAGACGATCAGGCGGATTGGGTGGATGGCGTGAAAGCCACCATTCTTGGATAGCAATACCGATTGTGAGGATGGATAGGACGACCATGAAAGCAGCGAGCCATCTGATCCAAAGTATGGTCAATGCAGGCCCTTTGTCTTGATCAGGCCGGTCAAGGTCTCAGATGCTTGCCGTAGAAGGTCAGTCGCCTCAACCAGCTTTTGCTGGACTTCTTGAAGGCGCGTTTCTTGATCGGAGAAGTCTTTGTCCCCTCGCCCATCATCGGACCACACGCGGCGAATCTGGTTGAAGACCTGGATCATTTTTTTGCTCTGATCTCGTTCACGAGGGCAATAAGCGCTGTTGCATTGCCATGTATCGCCTCAGCAATTCGATCAGCCGCGGCAATCCGTTCGTCGTAGCTTTCGGTCAGCAGGTTTTCGAGCATTTGAATGCGGGTGTCCTTCTTCTCTTCCCGCTTTTCCGATTTCAGCAGCATCACCCACATGACGATGGCGATCAGACCGGGAGGTCCCCACGCCTTAAGGAATTCTTGTGCGATTTCCATTCACGGAATTTCCCAGCCATTAAGAGATCGTCGCCAGGATCATTCCCAGCCTTTTACGGAAACCTGATCCGTAAGGGGTCAGGCTCGGTCTGCTACACCGCGTTGCAGACCGAGCCGTCTATTTTCGAATGGCGCTGATGATGGTCGAGACGTTCTCAGCCCCACGCTTGGTGAAGTAGAACGACATGATCAAGCCGGCCCAGATAGCGATCGGGCCTGCCACTACGTCTGTGGTGCCAAGGCCAAGGACTTTGTCCCAGACGATGCACTTCGCGTAGTAGATCAGGGTGATGTACATCGCCAACTTTTCGGGCTCCCAGGGGTGCCCGATCTGCGCGATCTTGAGCTGAGTGATCGCATTGGTTTCAGCGACCTGGGCGGCGATCTCCTGCCCAGCCAGGTTTGCTGCAGTCTGCTTGTCGGTCGTCGTGGCCTTCAGATGCAGATTGTATGCATCGATCAGGCCTTTTGCGACGGGACCTCCCAGGAACTGGAAGATCAACGATGCAAGGGCGAACATCAGCTTTTCGCCTCCGCAACGGCCTGCACCGCAGCATCCTTGGCAGCATCAGCCTGGGCGACGGCCTGCGCAGCTGCCGGAGGCAGGCTGGCGTCAGGAACGGCGACGAGCTCCAGCGGCTTCGTAGTCGTCTTGCGCAGTCGATTGATCAGCAAACCGATGATCCCCACGAAGGCGCTGATTGAGAGGCCCCGCATGTCAGCGGGGACATTGAGCCAATCGAAGAACCGCGTGGTGATCGGCGTCAGGTCAAGGCTGGTGACGAAGGTGGCTGCGCCGTCGTAGGCCGTCACCACCAAACCGCCAAGCCAGAGTAGGCGGCCGACGAGGATAGTTTCAGACTTCTTGAACAGCACAAGTTCGATCGGGTCTACCCACGCGAAGAAGCGCTGTGCCCAGGACTGTTTCTTGAGCCACGGACGCAGAACGAGGGCGTAAAGAAAGCCGAGCGCGACGATGAAAGCGAGCAGCAGCAGAAAAGCGGTCATTTGTTCCTCTTGAAGATGGCCGAGAGAATGGAAGCGATGAACGCGCCGAGAGAACCCGGCGCTGGGCTGGTGACTGATGGTTTCGAGGAGGGCGCCGTGGGGGCCGGCGCGACTGGCATATGCATATGATTGCCGTCGAACGAAATCGACGGATCTAGCGCCATCATCGCCAGCAGAAGGCCAGCACAGCCCAATTGCTTGTCGACGGCATTCGGATCGTACACGCCGTCCCGAACGTACTTGCCGGCGACATACTGGTCGGTCCCGGACCAAATGTAGGGTGACGGCTTGTCCTTCCCTGCGTAGCCGAGCCCGTTGTACTGCTCGAGCATCGTCAGCGTGCCGCCGATCGACCAATCCTTGTTGCGAGCTGCGCGCGGGGCACAGTTGACCAGCGCGTCAACGGCGGCTTCTTCCCATGAAGCAAAAGGCCCCCTCCCCGCCGGCACATGGGTTGAGACCTTGTCGTAGGGATCACCCTGTGCCAGGGATCCAGCCCAGTTCTGTGAACTCTCTCGCTCATGCGCGACCGCGATGAACGCCCACGGAACGCCGGTTCTGGCTGAGACGGCCTGGTAACGCGCCTTTGCGGTCGGAGCGACAAGGCGGCGCGCAACGGCACTGAAATCGCGAGTTGGCTTGGCCCTACCCCAGCGAATTTCATTCCGTGTCTTGAGGATGCCGAGATCAACGGCCATTCGAAACTCCAATGAAAAAGCCGCCCCAAGATGCCCGGAGCGGCTGGTGTTGCTGGTGAACCTAACGAGCGGTCAGGCCGCGGCCGGCGGCTCATCCGGCGACGGCTTGCTTGCAGCTGGGTCGGTGGTGCTTGCGGGCCCCGGATCGGGTTGTTGGGCCGGATCATTCGATGCAGCGGGCGCGCTGGGTGCCGGCGCCTGGTTCTGGGTGCTTCCAGCATTCGGATCGACCGGCGTATTCGCGGTGATCGCGGCTGCCTTCACTGCCGCTTCGTTTTGCGACTTCTGGATGATCTGATCCATGGTCGAGCTCAGCTCGAGGAGCGCGCTCTGGTCGGTGCCGGCGTTGTCGAGCTGCACCTTCAGTTGCTTGATAGTTTCGGTCTGCGCGTTCATCGTCTGCAGGATCGATGAGTCCAAGTCGGTGTTCTTCTGGATCGTTTCCAGGGCCGTATCCATCTTGGCCTTGATGTCATCGTAAGCGTTCATGGCGGTCTCCGATTGGGCTAGCAATTGGCCGAGCATGCGTTCGATCGTCGTCAGGCGCTCGGCACTCTCCTGATCGAGATGGTGGTGGACGTTGACCTCGAAGGGCATCGACGGCTCCAAATAAAAAGCCGCCCAAAGAGGGGCGGCTCGGATGCAACAGTAGATCTGCGTCTTTAGATTTGCGCTGCAGCTACGAAGAACGCGTCAATTTGCTCCGATGTCCAACCGTAGGCAGCGCCGATAGCTGCAGTCATCGAATTGCTGCGCTGAAACGTCGAAGCCCCAGAAAGCATCATCGTTGCCGGGAACTGTTGGGCTTGAGGTAGGCCGTTCACGATGGTCTGCAGGGCGCTCGGGAGCGCTCCAGTCCGCACCGCAGATAAAGCGTCATCCTGAGTAATGACGCCCTGGACGGCCAATTGCTGATAGAACTGGCGAAGCGAAATATCCGGGATTTGCAGAGCTGCCTTGATGGCGTCAGTGTCGACCGCTTCGATCTGGGCCGGTGTTGGCTGTGCCACGTCCGGCCGATTCCACTTGGATATCATCGGCCCCGTTCCATCGTTGGTGACTTCAAAGTCAATCCGCGGCATTAGCCCGGGACACAGGCTTTGAACTGCAATGACGAATTGCTCAGGCTGGAAGGCCATTTTAGTCTCCAATCCGCCACACTTGAACGTTCGTCGTTGACGTAAGTCCGTTCAATGTCGTGATGGTTGCAGGGACATAGATGTAGAACTCGAGGTAATCGGTGGTGCCATTCATCGTCAGTGCGGCGACGATTTGCGACTGATACGAGGAGGAACCGGTTGTGGCAAAATACGGCCCGACCTTCACCGATGAGCCGTTCTTGTAGATCAGCGCCTGGCACGTCTCACCACTTGTCCCATTGTTCGATAGGACATTGAGAGAAACCAAATAGGTACCGGCGATCAGAGGCGTGTAGCGATAATTCGTGACAGCGTCGAACCAGCCGTTCGCGTCCTTGACCTTGTTGTTGAATTGAATCTTGTTGTTGCTGGCCGCGGTAAGACCAGTCTGGTTGGTGCCGTTTCTATCGGCTACCAAAACGCCGCTGTCGGCGCCGATGTTCTGGCGTGCCTGCTTCTGCTGTGCCGAGCTCCACGACTGGGCAACGTCATTTCGCGGGAATGGCAGCACATTGGAGGAGAGATTTCCGCCGTCGATCGTGAACGCGCCGGTCAGACTTCCAATTGAGGAAACCGAGCCGGCGGAAGCGATGGACGATACTGTCGCATATTTGAGCTGACCTGAAGCGGCCTGGTCCTGAAGCAAAATGAGATCGGTTGCAGCCGGGGAAGCCTTCTGGGTGAGACCACCAATTGCGGATGCTGTCGGGACCGCAGACGATCCCGTGAAATTGCCGACGAGACTATAGGCTGCTTGCGTCGCCAGGCTTGCAAGCGCGACATTCGATATCGTGTTGTTCGACCCGTTAATCGTCTTGTTGGTTAAGGTGTCGGTCGTCGCTCTGGCAACGAGCGTGTCTAGAGCGGAAGGCAGAGTCAGGGTACCCGCGGCACCGGCAGCCGCTTGAAGAACAGTGGTGCCAGAGGAGCTTCCATTGAAACTCGCACCGCCAGCAATGACGGGCGACGACAACGTCTTCGACGAAAGTGTCTGAGTAAGCGTATCTCCGACGATATTATAGGTGCCTGCTGGCAGAGTTGCGGTGCCGGATGCTGTTGCAGCCGAAGCCAGCGTGATCGACCCCGACGTGCTGCCATTGATAATCAACGGTTGGAGAAATGTCGCGCTAGCCGCTCCGATCGTCAGTACGTCAGCCGAATTGACGCCGAGCGACAGGGTAACGCTATTCTGCGAGCGGATTTTAACGTTGCTGCTTTCGAGCGATCCGATCAGTCGGCCATTTCCACCCAGGCCGGTGACCAGAATGAACTGGGCGGTGTCAGAACCCGCCGCTTGAGTCTCCAAACCGCTGATGGCAGGTGTGGTGATGGTTGGCGACGTCGCGCGAACGAAGTTGCCTGACCCCGTCGTGCCAGTGAAAGTCGCGGCCCCTGTTGCGAACAGAGGAACGCCGGACTGCGCGCTGACATCGGCTCCAAATCCACCGCGATTAGCCGCGAGTGTTCCGCTCCATCCTACCGTGATCGAGGTTGCCGCGAGCAATGCTGCGCTTGGAGATCCGCCAAGCGTCAGAGTGACGTTCGTATCGTTGATGCTCGTAAGTGGCGACGACGGAATCTGCGGAATGCTTATCGAACCGGAGATGTCGGCGAATGAGAGCTGCCGGACAGTCAGCGCCCCATTTGCCGTCTCTTGCATAACGACGTTCGAAGTTGCCCCAGTTCCACTGAGAATGAGCGTCCCCGGCAGAAATGTCTGAGCCGCGCTCCACGTCTGCGGAAGCGTCGGGATTGCAGGCGTATACGCCAGCGGCCCAAGTACAGACGTACTGCCACTGGTATTCGACGGTGGCGGCTCAACTGGCGGCGGTGTGCTGACGACGATGCCGGTCAAAGCTTCACCATCACGTTGAAGTAAGCCGTCGGCTGGAGATTGTTGTGAGCTCCGTTGCTGCCGTTCGCTAGTGTGGAGTTCGGGACGCTGTCTCCGCTGGTGATCGAGACGCCAGACAAGCTAGACGCAGCGTAGAAAGATCCGTCAGAGCCATTGTTGACCTGGATGCCAACGATCGGATTTCCAGTATTAGTAGCGATTGTTCCCAACTGGCGGCTTGGCAAGCTTGTCGCATGCGTATGGCCGTTGTCGGAGATAAACACACTATGACGATGGCTCGGCATTTCCGTCGTCGTCAGGACGTGTGTCTCTTCACCGTTCCAGGTACAAAGCCCGCGCAGCGTCAGCCCGCTTCCCTGCCCTGCGCCAGCCATGGCGCGTCCAAGTACCCTCGGCAAAGACATTCGGCAATTGGCGGCCCATGCCGTTGCGGCATTCGTTTGCGCCGCGCGCGTGGTCAGTGAGCCGCCAGACGTATAGAGGGGAACGTTGGAATCATTCGTGTTGTTGAAGAGCAGGTTGAACAGAGGCTGCGTGTCAGCATTCGCGCGACTTGTGCCCCCTGAGGTTGCACTGCCGAATGTGCCGTCATCACACAAGATCCAGCCGGTATCCGCGACGTTCTTGATGGTCATCTTCACGTCACCGGTCGAGAAGAACGCCGCAGTGGTCGTATCGACGTAGTTCTTCGTGGCGCCGTCCGTCGCCACCGTCGGATCGGCCATGCCGGTGATCTTCTGGCCGCCCATGGGAAGCGCCGCGGTCATCGCCGATCGGCCGCCACGGTCCAGGCTGTTCGTGATCTCGTTGCCGAGGTCGGTGATCAGCGTATTGTACGCTGACGATCCAATGGGCGTGCTCGGGACGGCAGCCGTGTTCGCCGGCTGCTGATAGGTGCCGTTACTTTGCCTGGGCATCGGTTTTCCACGAAAAAGGCCCCGAAAAGGGGCCGGATTGGTACTGATTTTGACTTTGGACCGGGATGGGCTATTTTCCCGGGATGCTTCGCATCATCGTTTGTTCAGCTGTGCTGCTCGCTGTTATCTCGGGCCTGAAGTGGCTACTGAACACGTCTATCGACAACATGGGCTTGGGTTGGGGCGCGCTAATCGGCGCCGCAATTCTAGTCCCGGTGATCATCGGCGCGTACCTGTACGATCGCGCAAATACTCGTTCTCAAGAAGTGCTGCCGCCAAGGCAGCGCGATTCCCGATAGCCGGCGCTGCTGCGCGATTGGCGTCACGGCTGAGAAGCGACGTCGCGAGCGCATCCAGATGGCGGTCGCGCGCCGCTCCCTGAGCCGTCAGGATCCGCGCCATCTCTCCATACTGTGCCGTCGGATCGGGCCGCATGCCGTTGATGGCCCAGTTCGCTGCCTTTTTCGCGCCGGCCGAGATCAGACCGATGCCGGTCGTCTGCGGCGTGATCAGCTGCATTTCGCCGGGTGGTTCCGGCTTCATGTTCTCCGCTGCTGCGCGACGCTGAGCCGTCTGAGAGTTTTCGACGACCTTGTTATGGGTATCGCGGAATTTCAGGTTCCGGTCGACTGACGCCGCCAACTCATCGGCAGCGTCCTGACCGTGAACGGTCGCGATCTTCGCGGTATTCCAGCCACCCTCGCCTTGCAGTTCGCCTCTCAGGGCCTGCAGGTCGTTCGCCTTGGTACCGAGTACACGATCGATATTGCCGCGGGAGCCTTTGGCGAAGGCGATCTGCTCGCCGGGCTCGAGCTGGCCGAACTCATCAGCAAACCGCTGAGGCGATGGTGTCGTCTTGCCTGAGCCGAGATACTGCGTACCGGCTTCGACGGCGTCGCCTCGCCGCGCAAGCGACGCGGATTGACGGTTGGCGTTTGCGTAGCCTGGGACCTGCTGTTCAAGCGCCTCGTTAAGCTGCCCGCGCATCATCCGAAGAGCGCCCTGCTGCCGCGCGACGGCCCCGGCCGGGATGCCAAGGCCCGGCGCGTCGTACTGGATGACGTTGTCGAGCTCCTGCTTCACCTTGTGCAGGACGTCAGCGTCCCGCTGGTTGACCGGGATTTCCTCGAAGCGAGGATGTCCGAGATTGTCGAATTGCGGATGGCCGGCAGCATCGACCAGCGGCCGGCGCTCGGTCGTCATCATCATGCCGCGCAGGTTGGTCAGCGCCCGGCGCTCCATGCCAACCGCACGAGGGATCATGTAGTCGAGCTGCGCCAGGATCGGCGCCGTCTGGACGTCCGGCGCTCCATTCAGTGCGGCCGGATAGTTCACGTTGTCGACTTCAGCCCTGCGCGCGCGGATGGCGTTCGTGACCGTCTGGGGATCCTCAGCCGGGCCCATCGCCCGGTTAACGTCGCCCATGATCCGACGATTCGTCGCGTCGTTCCTTGCATTGAGAGCGCCGACGCCGATCGACCGCGCCTCATCGCTATTGAGCACGGCTCCTTGCGTCTTGCCAAGGAAGGCGGGCCCAGCATCGGCCAGCATCGCATCTGGACCGAGATCACCGAGCCTGCCACGAACAGCAGCCGGCGTATCTGCTGCCAAAGCGCTCGTGAGATGGCGCGCGGCCGGGCGTGACATGCCTTCGGCGCCGATCAGGGCGTCCGCAATTGCGTTATAGCCAGCGCCAATTGCCTTTCCGGTGGCCGGAAGAACGCCGCCGATCACAGTCCCAACCACCGCGCCCTTACCTGCGTGTCCAGCGGCATCAGTGATGTTCGTCAGGTCGGGGGTATCCGACAGACCTTGAGCGGCCCCGAACGCACCACCGGTGCCCGCTCCCAGGAGAGTTTTAGCCAAAAGGCCAGTCCCCTTCGCGGCTGCCCCCACGGCGCCCAGCGGCAGCATCGCCCCGCCGACCAGGTGCGCGGCCGTATTGGCGATTGGCGCTGCCTCAGCCAGCCGCTGATCCTCAGCCCGCTGCTTCTCGAGGTTGCCGCTATAGTCGCCGCGCTCGCCACCGATGCCGGTCAGAGCCCCCATGCCGGCCGCGAACCGGTCCATGAACGGGATGCCGTTGGCCACCGCGCGGACGCCGCTGTCGACCGCACCGAGCGTGTGGCCCATCTGATCGCCATAGGACATCTGGGACGGCGCCACGGCCTGCGTGGTCATCCCGGTCGCGTTGCCCATGGCATCATAGGCCGGCACGTCCTCGCCAGTGGTCGGAGCCGGCGTCGGTCCAGCCTTCGGTGCCTTCGGACCGCCGAACTCGCGCGCCATCACTGACGTGATCGTGGCGTCAGCGGTCCCCGCCGGAAACTCGACGATCGAGCCGTCCGGCGCTTTGATCTGGATCGCGCCGGCCATTACTTCAGCGTCCCCGTTTCAGGATCGTACCGGCGAACCTTGCTCATGTTCTCTTCGTGGCGCCCGGCGAGGCCAGCATTCGTGCCCTGCCCAGTCTTCTGGAACTCCGGCAGCGCATAGCTCTGCGTCAGGTCCTGGCCGGTCGACGGGTCGCTGATGTGGTGATCCTCGTCGTATTTCCGGATGATGCCTTCAACCGTCCTCGGATCGACCTTCTTGCCTTGCGAGATCGCCTCAGCGGTCGCATCGCGGATGGCGTTGCCGACAGCGATATTCCGCTGCTCAATCTGCGCCTGGATGCCGAGCAGCCGCTGATTGCCCGTGATGGTCATGTCAAGACCCGGGTTCGCCTTCAGGAAGTTCGACATTTCGAAGTTCGTCACACGGCTGCCGACAGCGTTCTTGGCTTGGGCGCCGGCCATCGAGCGGTTGAACTTGGTCAGGAACTCCTGATCCGATAGATCGGCCTCGCTGAACGGCTTGCTGATGCCGAGCGCCGAGGCGCCGGCATTGATCGATTTCTGGAGTTCGAGCCGCGCCTGAGGAGCCATGCCGCCAGTCGTGCCGCCATTCTTCTGGATCGCGTCGATAGCACCCTGCATCGCAGCGATATCGCGCGCGCGAGTCTGGGCATCCTCCACACCGTTGGCCAAGCTGGCATGCGCCTTACCGAGCCCTTCAGCCAGCTGCTTGTCATAGGTCTGGCCGCTGTTGAGGTCGACGCTGTTGCTGATGTTCGTCGCGCCTGCTCTGGCCTTCGCCGTCGAGAAGGTCGCATAGTCCATCGGCTTGGGGTTTTCAGGCGTCGGGACGAAATTGTCCGTGTAATATTTGTACTCGCTGACGCTGTTCGGCGTCTTGTCGGCCGCCGACAGCACGGAGATTTTCCCGGTCGCATCCTTCTGCACCAGGTTGCCATCCTCATCCTTGAAGGGCGCGCTGAACGACGGGTCCTTTTTCAGCGACAAGGTCCGTTGCCCCGTCATCTGATTGACGTCCCAGATGTTGCCGGCCGAATCCGTCACCTGGCTATGTTGCTCGCGCGGCTTAAGGCTCGCGCTCAGGATCGCGCTGGCGACCTGTTTCTGGGCCGCGCTCGCATAGGGGTTCTGGAGGATCTGGTAAGCCGCCATGGTGTTCGGGTTCTGAGCCATGCGTTGCGGCTGGCCCGCCACGGCTTCCGCGGTGGGGAGAGCACCCTGCGTCGGCTGTGCGGCTGCCGGAAGGGCGGCCTCGTCGCTCGAGGCTGCCAGCTGCACATGCACCGGATCGTTCGCGACCGGCTGCGCCAGCCCGTACTGAGGCAGCATCGCGCGCTGCTGAGGCGTCATCCCGCCAATGTCGGCAGCCATGCCGCGCTCATGCAAGGATGTGCCGGGAGGAGCGACGGGGTTTGGGTTGTTCGCCCGATCCGCATAGAGCGCGGCCTGATCATCCCGACTGCGAACGCCGCTGGAAAGCGAGGTCCCCGGATTGTCCTGGATGAAATCCTGGGTGCGATCGGCGAGCCGCTGATCCATGCCGGCCGTTCCCGGAATGGCGTTGGCGTCGTTCGGAACGGTCGGGCCCGGGCTGCCCGCAATGGCTGGCGTGGCGGCTGCAACCTGCGCCGGCATCGCTCCAGATCCACCGAGGAGCAGGCTGGCAAGCTGCTGGTTTGCTGCCTTGCGACCGGCGTCCTCTTCCTGGTCCATCTGGCCGGCCTGATAGCCGCCGATGAGGCCTTGGGCGAGCCGGTTGAGGCCCTGCCATGGAGACCTGATCGGCGTGCTATCACCGCCCGCCCGCATCAGCGCATCGGCATACGCTCGGCGCCGATTGACATCACCCTGCGTTCCGCTCGTATCGATCGAGTAATCACCGATAGCCATCAGGTGATCCCCGCATAGTCGACCATCTTGAACCCGCTCGGATGCATGAACACGGCATCCGGGAACAGCATCTCGGCCTCGTCAGCCATGACGCCGCGCTGCCGCTTGCCGAAGATCGTGTATTCGTAGACCGGCAGCCCGCTTTCAAGCGTACCGATCCGGACGACGTCGCTCTTCAGGCGCCGATCCGAGAAGAATGCCGCCATGCCACCGGCCTTCCCGATGCCCTGAAGCATGCTGCCACCCAGTGTGCCGCCCAACCCGAACAGGCCGCCCATCGTCGCGTTGTTGGCGTTCAGCTGGTCCTGATAGTTCTGCTGGACCATGCCTGCGATGTTCGTACCCGCCACATTGGTCTGCGGCGTCGTTACCGCGGCTGCACCCGGCATCTGCGGCGACGTGCCGTTCACCAGCGTGGAATAGGTCTGGAGCGGCTGATTGTACTCCTGGAGGGCGGTATTCACCGCGGTCTGGTAATCGGCCAGATTTGCGCTGTTGTATGCGTCGTTCTTGCCGACCATGAAATTCCGGTAGGCATTGTCATAGCCGGGCATCCCGGGCTGCAGCCCTTGCGCAGCCATCTGCGCATCGAACGTGTTCTGGTTCTGCTGCCACTGGGGATCGAGACGAGCCTTGTTCAGTGCGTCGAGTGCTGCTGAAGTTCCGTTGTAGGACAGATCGATCGGCTTCCCGGAGAATGCGCCCTGCCCGCTATTCAAAAGCGTGTTAGCGATAGACTGCTGCTTGCCCGCAAGCGTGTTGGCATTGTCGAACAGCGCTTGACCGGTTGGTGTTAGCGCCGTGGTCGCCGTAAACTGCGGCGTGCCATCCGTGGCAGTTCCGCTCTGAGTATAGGTCAGCGACCCATATGGGTTCGACTGGTTGACCATATTCATCTCTTGCTGCGTCTTCGCAGTCTGAACATTCGACTGCGTTTGCGCCGCTGCGGTCGCGTAAGGATCCGGTGCTTTGGGAGAATCCATCTTTACAGCCTGATCAATCGTTGCTCGCTCTTGAGGAGCGACATGCAGATGGCATCACCGCCCGGGAAGAAATCCCGCATGATGCCCTCCGGTTTGAAGCCGAGTTTCGTCAGGCTTTTGATCGCCGGTTTATTCTCCACGCTCGTGCGAGCCGTGATCCGTTTCACCCGCGCAAAGCAGTAGCGGGCGATATCTCTCACCACGAACGGCGTCCAAGCACCGCGTCCGACTGCCGTCAGATCGATGTTGCAGCCGGGCGTGTAGCCGTTGAGTATCACGGAGCCTACATCGACGCCGTCTCGCTCGATCACCAGCCCGATCATCGGCTCGGAGAACGTGCAATTCAGGGCCGGCTCGGCAATACGCTTCGCGCGCGCCGTATCCTGAAACACCACGATCATCCCAGCGGGGCCCCCACTTCGTACAGTAGTTCGGTCGAGTTCAGCCGAACGTCGGGCGTGATCGAGGTTGACAAGGTCAGCTGAAGGACCGGCGACACGACGGCGCCGAACCCCTCTGCATCTGTCCAAGCCGATAGATCGACCAGTGCGGGCGGCCACATGCCGACATCCCAAAGGGCCACGTCCCACAGCGCGCCGCTCGAGGCCGGGACGCTGGCCGTCGGCGCCAGCGGAGACGTGGTGTCAAAATCAACCTTCACGGTCACCTGCGGCGTCACGTTGTAGGACGCCTGCAGGCGCGGCTTGACCATCTTGACGTGCTTGACGTTCGCAGGCGACTTCAGATCGGTATAGGACGGAAAGACGGTCCAGGTGTAGTTTTTGCCGTCGTCTTGCCCCCCTACTTCAGCCTGCAATACGCGGCCATCTGACGTGCCGTAGAACAGCTGATTATTGTAGACCCCGAAACAGTTTGCATCCCAGCCGACGTACCGCGCCCACGCCCCCGATCGCACGTTCGCCACGAACTGCGTGACATCCCCAGCCGTTGCCTTGGGCAGATTGATGATTGCCATACTCTGCAGCGGCCACGTCACAATCTGCCAACCAGATATCCCCTGACGCGCGATCACGGCATTCCGCCACGCTGGCGCGATGGGCTTCGTCACCGCGACGTTCTGGAGTGCGATCTGGTCCAGTGTCATGACCTGCGACATCGGTACGATGCCGTCCTCCGTCATCACCGCAATGTCGCCGCCGGCTTTCATGATGCAGCGGCGCCCAAGCGGTTTGGCGATCTTATAGAGCCCCTTCAACGTCCAGGCTGTGTCGGCCGGATTAAGCCCGTCGTACATCGCCACCTCGCCCTCCGAGGTGATGAAGACGTTCGTCTCGTAAAGCCCGCTATTCGACGAGATAGACCACGATGTTCCGCAAAGCAGATAGCCGCCGTACTTGAAGATGCCCGACAGATCGAATTTCGTGGCAGCTCCGCCAATTGAACTCGGAGCTAGATACCAAGCTTGCAGAGAAGCCGCCTGCACCCCGTAGATGGCACTTTTGAACGGCCAGACAAACGCAAGATTGCCCCCCGTCAGGCCCGTGATGGCCGGCGTCGTTGTCCAGCTCGTACCATTGTAGAGCTGGGCGGCGTCAACACCGTTGACGCAGATCAGCCACGTTGCACCCGCGTTGGTGAACTGGATGTACTCCATGTAGGCCGTGGAATTGAGTCCGGACACCGCGGCAGCACCGACAGCGCCGCTGTTCGTCACGTCGTAGATGCCGCCGCTGCAGACCGCGAAGAACTTGCTACTCGTGCCGCTGATGAACGGCATTAACGACATCACGGTGGCGGATGGCATCCCCGTCGCATAGGCCAGCGAGCCACCACGCATCCGGACATAGTCTTGCTGCGGAAAAGCGTTATCGAGAATATATGCCGTGCCGGGAGGCGCTGTGGACAGATTGTCGCCAACGTACCACCCAGCCGTCGGCGCCGGTAGAAACGCAGTTTGAGACGGCGGAGGACGCCGTCTGCTCATACAGACCCCACGAAGGTAACCGTTCCGGGCCACCAACCATCGACGTCGAGCACTGGGGCTGCCGTGGACGTGATACGCTCGGCATCCTCGCGGCCGGCGGACCGATCAAGTGCCCGCTCATAGCGCCCCTGGTCAGCCGAGCACTCAAGGCCTTTCGACTCCTTCCATCGATAGATCAGGCCACGCCGCAAGACGAGCTCGTCGATCATCGAGAAATCGCTGTCGAGCACGAAGTTCGGCTGGCGCTGGCTCCCGTCAGAGTTTGAGACCCAGTTGGTGCTGTAATAGTTGAACGTGATGATCTCCCCGGCCCCGATCGCCGGAAAGAACTCAAGAGCAGATCCGATGATGCGCCATACCGGGCGCACCGGAGCAACCAGTGATGCCTTGAGACCGGCCAGTTGCTCGTTCGTGATCGGGCCGTAGAGCGGCGATAACGTATTCACCGACGAATAGAGTTGCTGCCCCGGCGACAGCTGCGCCCAATCGGCCGGCAACTGGAAAAGCGTGGTTGTCCCGTCGCCAGTAATCTGGCCGGCGATGTTGAGATTGCGCCAAAAGAACCGCTCCCGCAGTTCGTCGCCGATGTCCTGAGCCATCGCGACGAACTTTGCGGTGTTTGGATCGACGGACGAAACCGCCTGAGCGGGCGCAGGCAGGCCACACAACGGCATGGCTGTCTTCAGCACGCTCAGGATAGACATCAGGCGGCTTCCTTGCTTGAGGCCTTGACGATCGCCGCCAGTTCTTCAAGCCGCTTCTCGAGGCTCGCCACCTGTTCCCGCAGGCGCTCGTTCTCCGCGGCATATTTCGCTGCCGCACCACCCTTCTTGGCGGCCTCGAGCCAGGCCTTTGCCTTCTCGCGCCAGGCGCGCCCGTCTGCCAGCCGATGGATATTCGCGTCCGCGACTTCGGCCAGGTTTTCGACCGAAAAGATGCCCAGCGCCTCGAACTCGAAGATCCGGATTGCGGGGATCAGCGGCCACGCCTTCAGCGGCGTGCCGACGATATGGCGTTCCTGGCGGGTTTCCTTCCACTTCTTATACTGCTCGGGAAACCGTTGCTTGATGTCCTCCGTCACCGGAGAGGTCGCGACGTTCAGCGTGTCTCCCGCGACGTGAATGCGGACCATCTCTTGCTCCTGCATGCGGAGCGCACCAGCCTTCTCGGTAGCCGCATCGTCCTGCACTGGGAGAACGAAAAAGACGGGCGTGACGCCCTTGTTTTGATCGGCAAATTCGGCATTGCCGCCCATGCCGATGGTCGCAAACTCAGTTCCAAACGCGCTGCCAATGTCGTCGAGCATAGTCCTGTCCTTTTGATCGGATGAGAGAAGGAGAAAGGGCCGCTCCGAAGAGCGGCCCCAGTTCGTCAGTTCTGCGAGCTCACATAGGGCCAGCGCAGGAACGCTTCCTGATAGCCCGACACGGTCGCATTGATGTTGTTGGCGGTCGCGGTCGCCGCGGCGCTCATCGTGATCGTGTACGGCGCGGCATTGCCCGAGATCGACACGATGGTGGTCGATGCCGGGATGCCGGTGCCGGTGATCGTCTGGTTCGGATAGATGCCAGCGATCGACGTCACATTGGTCAGCTGGGCCGATCCGTTCGTGGTGGTCACGTAGGTCGAGCCGTTGCTGGCCGTCACCGTCACGCCAGAGCCGCCCGCGGTCGCCGCGAGCGACATGACCACGGTCGAGCCCTGGATATCGACGATCGTGGCACCGGTGGCGATGCCCGTTCCCGAAAGGGTCTGACCCTTTGCCAGGAACTTGTTCGTCGACACGTTCGTCAGGTTGACTGAGCCATTCGTGGTATTCGCCGTGAACGTGCCGCTGGTCGGCGCCGCGTTCAAACCGGTGATGCCCATCGACGTCGCAAGAGCCGCAGACGGAGCCGTGAGCTGACCAGCCACCGCGGACGTCATCACAGGCTTGGTCTGTGCGTTGACGGTCGCGAAGTTGATCAGGCCGGTCCCAGCCCGCTGAACCCAGATGCCATAAACGCCGGCAGCCGGGAACGTGAAGGACCAGCTATTGCCGGCATTGGGAGCCGCCGCCGGATCGCCGATGCGTCCACCGAGGTAGAACGCGCCGACGTTGGCGCCGAATGCGATCGAGCCTGAGGCCGCGGCCGGGGTGACGGTCGCAATATAGCTGTTGTCCCAGGTGATCGCGTCGCCCTGGTTGACGGTCTGCGAAGCGGTCGGAGCGAAGAGCAGATAGACGTACTCTGCCTCCGTATCGCCGGCAGCCACCGAGCCAGGGCGGAACGACGGAAGTGGGGTCTGTCCGGCGGCGCCGAACGGACCTTCGGGTTGATAGTTGCGAGCGCCGACGGCCTCGAACTGATTGAGTGCAATGGTCATGTGTCGGTTCTCCTCACTGCCAAAGTACGCCTTGGAGGGACAGGTTGTTCGCAGTGATGTTGCCCGCCCACGCCATCAGCCGGACGATGGCGTCCTGGTTGGTCGGGGTCCGATCACCACCGATCACCACGAAGTTGCGTTTCGCGGACGGGCGGTAGAACAGGTAATCGGAGTTGATGAAGTACCCCGTATTCACCGGGATCTGGCCATTCTTGCCGCCGTCGAGATAGACGTCGACTTCCTTGCCCGCGCCGTAATATTTCAGCGAGGTGAAGCCAGCGCCGGCCTTCGACGATGGTGCGGTCGTGATGCGCTGCTGCGCCTGCAGCGACGCCAGATAGAAGCCGTAATAGTTGGTGTCGAACACGATCATGTCGACGCCGTCGCTATTGCGCTTCAGGCCCAGCGTCATCGAGTTCATGTACGACTGAATGTTCGTCGCCGAGACGACGCCGCGGGTGTCGGTATTGGCGTTGATCGCCGAGTTCCGCCACCACACCTGCTGAGACCGATCGAGGCCGCCAACGATGCCGGACGTGGGGGCTTTCGAGACCAGCAGCGCAAGGCCATTGAGCTGCTTGCCTCCGAAACCGGTGCCGTCCGAGTAGACCGCCGCGGACATCTGGTTCCAGAAGGTGTCCTCAGCGGTATCGACGCGAGCCTCGATCAGATCGATCATCTGCTCGTCGCCGGCATTCTGGATCTGCTCCAGGCCGGACAGCACGACAGCGATCGACGCCTGCTTGATCGGGAAGCGCGCGCCGGTCATCGTTTCGTTCAGTGAGATGTTCAGGAACTCAGTTCCGGAATACCACATGAACGTCTGGTTCTGCGCATAGCGCAGTTCCTGGAAGATCTCGCGGCCGCCGGTGAAAGGCTTCTGCTTGCCCTTCTGCTTGAGCACCGAGAGGAGTGCGTTGTTGTTGGTGATGTTGTCACCCAGCACGCGCGAACGACTTTCGAGCGTGGTGGTGGTGACGTCACCCCAATCGACTGAAGTAACGAGAGGAGAGGCCATCTATGGAGGTCCTTTAAAGGCCGCGCTGCGCATTCACGGCAGCGACGACGGTGTCACGGACAGAGGCGCCCGCCGGGACCTGCAGGCCTGATGGCACTGCGAGGCCGGCTGGAGGTGTGCCCCCGGTTGCTTTTGCGGCTGCGCGCGCCCTTGAAACGGCGTCGTCAGCCCTTGCGGCCGGCGCTGGCGCGGCTTGCTCCTTGATGAGCAGCGCGCGGATTTCCGGATTGGCCCAGCAAGCCTTCTCGTAGGCATCGGACATGGACGTGGCTTGACCCGCGTTCATGAGATGGCCCATCGTTTCGCGAACGTTGTGGAAATACGGATGCTTCGGGTCTGATGCGAAGCGCTCGATTTCATCGTTCACGCTGGCTTGCTGCTGATTCCGGAAAGTCTGTTCCAGTCCGTCCAGTCGTGCAGCGATTGACGGATCCACAGTCGGGCCATGTTGATGGGGCTGAAACTGTGCGCCCGGCTGTCCGCTTTGAGACGGACCACCGCCGAACCGGGCAACAATTCCCTGAGCGAGTTGCAACGGGTTGACGCCCTGGCGCTGCGCTATGAGCGCAATCCCGTGGACAAAATCTTTCTGAAGCTCGAGCTCCATGCCGCGATAGGTCGCGACCGCAGTGGCGAGATCAGTGCCGCCCCGCTTCGCCTCCTCGATCCACTGATCGAGCGGCTTGTACTCGGCAAGCTTGGCGAAGCCGTTGTTGACCTCTTCCTCACGCTTGCTGATCGCGTCTTTGACCGGCTGAGGCAGGTCCTTGAACGCGGCTTTGGCAGTCGGAGACCAGGACGTCGGCGGCGCTGCCGTCTTCGGTGCCTGCTGGTCGGCCGCAGCTGCGGGCTCCTGCTGCGCAACGTCCTTGCCCTGCTCAGCCTGCGCGGGCGCAGCGGCCGGCTTGGCAACGAACCGGCCCTTTTCGTCGCGCCCATCCGCAGGCGCCTTTTCGGCCGCTGGTGCGGGCTCGGCGGCGTGCTGTTGCTGCTCGCCGCCAGTATCCGGCGACTCTCGCTGCTGTGCGACGGCGGCCTCGATCGATTCCCGGACGCTGGGCGCGGAAGGTTGTTCGCTCGTGCCCGAAAGCACGTCGGTAGCTTCTTCTGCCAAGGTTTTGATCCCTCTCGGTTAGTCGGCGGCCTTGAACTCAGGTACCGTCATCGGTCGCGGCTTGTAGCCCTGCCGGACCTTCTGAACGGCGCCGTGAATTTCCGCCTTGCTGATCTTCGGCCGCTCGGGCCTCTGCTCCGCCAGCTTCATCGCTGCCGGAATTTCGTTGCCGATCTCGATCACACCACGATCGCGGTAGTGCTCCCGTAGCGCGGCCTTCGAGTCATAGAACTGGCCGTCGGCCATGCTCTGGATCGGCGCCATGGCATCCGAGACGACCATCGGGAACGCGAGCGATGACCGCGGACCGCGAGCTCGGAAATGACCACCGCACCGCGCTGGCCAAGGCTGCTCGAGATCGTGAAACTCGCCACAAGCCCGGCAAAGACGCTGCATCAGGCCGGCCCCTGCGATGTTGGAGGGTTGAGCGCCTGCACCGCAGCGCGCTCCATCGCCATCTGGTGCTCGGCCGTCTTATGCTGGTGGTCCATGACCTTCCCTGCCATATCGATCTGCGCCGATCGTTCTCTGACGGCGGCATCCTGCACGCTTGCAGCAGCTTCGGTCCGCGCCTTGACGATCTCAGCGGTGCCCTTCTGCTGAGCCGTCTGGGCTTTGATCACCTCATCCGGCGACGGCTGCGGCGGAGGCTTAGGCTGAGCTGCCTGCGCCTCCAGCTTGTCGACCGTTTCGTCGAATAGCTCCTCGAGCGGACGAGCGGACCGGAAGGCTGACAAGCCGAACTTCAGAAGGCCACCCGCGAGCGGCGCAAGAGTGGGGTTCGCCTGCACGATCGGGCCCCATGCCTGCACAAACTTGGTCGTCGCCTCGATGAACTGGTTACGATCCTGGCGCTCCTGGCTTTCGTCACCGGTGATCGTCGAGTCTGTCTCGATATCGATGCGAAAGCGGCGCGTCATGCCGTCGCGCAGCAACGCCATCACCGCATCGATCGTTACTTGAGGCTGCTGCGGTGCCGGCGGCTGGGGCTGCGGCAATGGCTGCCCCTGCATCGGCGGCTGAACCGGGATCACTTGCGGGCCTTCCTCTTGGCGCTAATCCGAGGCTTGGACTTCCGCTTGAATTCCCCGCAGGACCGCAGTTCCCTGCGCACGATCGGAGAAGTGCTCTTCGTTTCGGCCAAAGCCACAGGCGGGTATCGGAAGCAAAATCCGTACTTCTTACCCTCATGCTCGAACTCTTCGTTGTAGAACTGGCAATCGCCACAACCGCTCACGCTACAGCTCCCATCTGTTGGGGCGCGGCCGGCACCGGCGGTGCGCCCATCTGAGGCGGCTTCGGTGCCAGCGCGCTCGCAATCAACGCCTGACGCTGCTGCTCAATCGCCGCCTGTTCGAGTTGCGCCTGGCTGGGGAGCGGCATGTTCGCCATCTGCATGATCGTCTCCGGGGCAAAGCACGTCGAAATCACCTCACCGACCAGCCCGGTGACGTCGCGAGCAAACCGCGCCATCTCATCCTGCCGGGTCTTGATGCGCACCGATCCGTACTGGGCCTTGATAGACTGCGCCGTCGCCGTCTCGCTGGCATCGCCATCGCCGCGCATGATGTCGGACAGGCCATAGATCTGGTAAATGTCCTCGATCAGCTGCTTCCGAAGATCGACGCAGGCCTTGAGGATGTTTGCGACCTGGTCGATCGGCAGGTAAACGATCGGGACGCCGTTCTTTCCGCCCTCAGTGAAGGCCGCCCACGACCTCACCGCGACCAGCTTGTTTTCAAAATCGGGCCTCATCGCCCGCTCGACCGTCGGCTGGCCCTCACCCTCCGGGCCGGCCGGATAGAAACCGACGAACTTCAGGGACTGCTGCAGCGAGCCGATGCGCGCCGTCAGCATGTCGACCTCGTCGGCCTGGTCTTTGTAGAAAATATAATCCGGCACCGGCTCGAGGCTGTCGTTCGTCAGCGTGCCGTAGGCCGGCTTTGGGTTCGGAAAGAACCCGTCAAACTTCAGATAAGGCGGTCCGCGCTCGAGCACCTTGGGATAGCCTTTGGCAACCCAAAGCACTTCGTTTTTCACCTTGTCCCAGATCTCCCAGATCGTTGCCTTCGAGGTCGGAAGGCTCGGATTGTTTTTGCCCTTGTCGGATTCATCGGACGTCGCATCGAGCGGGATCGCGCCACCGATCTCCTTGCCGAACCGACTGACCAGCTGATCACGTCCTAGATAGCCGCGGAACGCCTCCCACTCGACCTCATCCCACGTCCGCGAGATCGAATGCACGAAGTCGGCGCGCTGGTAAAACTCGAGCACGACGTTCTCGGACTTCAGGATCGTCTGCGGGCTCGCATAGGCTTCCTTGGCCTGCTCTTCCAGATCCCGCGCTGGATCGATCGCAGCGTCGTCCGGCTGCCCCGCTTCCTGGGTGACGGTGTCGAACACCGGCGAGTATTTCACCCGAGCAATGCCCCGCGCATAGAGCAGATAGTCGTCCCTCACCTGCAGGAACTTCGACATATAGTCGTTGGCTTCGAAGGTGAAATTGATCGCGCGCTGCAGCATCTCGGTTGCCTTGCCGGCCACCGGGTCACGGTCTTTCCACCGCTGCTGCACGGCCCCCTTTGGCGGCTTCGACATGACGGCCGGCTTCATGGTCTCCATGTTTGACCACAGCATCTGATAGCCGCGCTTTTTGACGGTTGCTGACGCCTCATACCGATACCTGTCACGGATCTTGCGGCAGCGCTCCTCCCAGCGCTTCATAGCCGTCGTGTTCTGCGCGCGTTCGATCTCGGTCAGCCAGTGAGCGACGTCACTGTCCTTGCCGCTATCGTCCGGGGTTTCGTCAGACAAGCTGTTCACTCACCATGTTTCCCGCGCGAAACTGTCGCTCGGCTCGTCGTTGATCCATGCATCGATCGTCATTTCCTGCATGGGCGTGACTATCGGGGCTTCCGGCTTCTTCTCCGGCTCCCTCATCGGCGCCCGCCAAGCATTCGCAAGGCACCGCCAAGCATCCGCACCGTGCGATGCCCAGTTGTGATCCGGCGTTTTCTTGAAGACCCGGTTGTCCTGATCCCATTCGGCCTTGTATTCGCGAAGGCAATCGAGCCCTCGCGCGGTCCTGAGCCGATCGAACCTCGCAAACGGGATCGTCCGACGGCCGGCGTTGATGCCGTCCATCAGCTTCTGGTTCGGGCTCAGCTCTGGCTTTCGACCGAGCGAGATCAGGGTTTCAATTCGCGTCCGTGCGCCTGGTGCGCCGGCCTCTCGAACCTTGGCATCGTGTGGCACCCAGTCGGTACCGTGATAGTTCCGATCGTCGAGCCATTTGCAGTAATGGTCGAACCCGAGTCCGTGGTTCTCGTAGTAGTCGACAACGTCGATATGGTCTGGATAGACCTGGAAGCACCAGATCGCCATCGCATCGTCGACACCGATATCCCATGCGGTGCTGACCGGCAGATCGGGATTGACCGGGACATCAAGTATCCGGCCACCCTGCTCCGCTTCCCTGAGCTGCTTGCCCCAGTACGAGCCGAGGACGGCAGCCTCGAAGGAGCAATAGTACTCCTGCTCGATCAGGGCATCCCCGGCCTCATCGCCGTAGATGCCGTGATATTCCTTGCGCTGGACCTCAACAGCTTCGCGCGAGATCGCTCCCGTGTTGTCGACCGTCAGGACCTGGGCGAACCAGTCCTTGCTGTCCCGCGCCATGTCCAGCATCGACTTCGCGTGGTTGCGTCCGCGCGAGGTCGTAATGAACAATGCCCAGCCGTTATTCTCGACCAGGATCGGCGCGAGGTACGCATACGCCGCAGGGTTCGCCAGCGCCCATTCCGAGAACGTCACACCAGCTGGCGGAGAACCCACCGTCGAATTGTAGCTGTCCGACCCGACGACCTGCCATGTCGCGCCGTTCCTGAACCGAATGAACATCTCCTGCTCATTCGTGCTCGACCGCAGCGCCCTCGGAAACGCTTCGTCGATCCTCCTGATGCCGGTATGCGGGTTGACCGCATTCCAGATCGCTTTGCGCCCCTGAGCGTACTCCGGCAGCATGTGCCAATAGGTCGCGGGCCGTTCGAACGCCGACACAGCCGCCCAGTGCAAACAAACATCGTCCTTACCGGCCCGACGGTGCCAGATCCCGATCGCACGCTTGCACCCGGCCTCGAGGGCATTCCAGAGAGGCCGCTGATAGTCCCGCGGCTCCCACCTATTCGGTAGGAGGATTTCCGCCATCTGAAAACTTGCGGATCACCACCGTCAGCGGTGCGTCCTTGTCCCCCGCCAATTCCAGCTTGTCGCCATAAATCTTCGGGAGCGCCTTGGACAGCAACCACCGCCGCGCATCGAACCGAAGCCGCGAGCGCTGAACATGCTCACCGTTCAGCTTGTAGGTCTTCTGATCACCTTCGCCCTGCTGCTCGATCCAATCGTTCCGGCCGTCGTCGGCGAGCTCAAGCACCTCATCGGCCATCGTGTGATAACCGATCTCACGCGCGGCCCTATATCGGACCGCAAACCCTTCGCGGTCCTCCAGCGCCCAAGTCCGCACTGTCGATTCCGCGGGCAACGCCTCGTCCCGACACACGGCGCGCAGCGTCTGGCCTTCGGTCAATCTCTGGAGGATGACCTTTGCAATCTCTTCCGTGTAGGTCGTTGGACGCCCGGTCTGGGCTTTCTTCTTTGGCATCTCGGTTCGGCTTTTGATCGCCGTTCCCTGGTTATCCCTTGACGAGGGTGTCTGCGAGCAGCTTGTGGCGCGCCTTCTGTTGAATCCGCTTGGCCTCTTCAGCCGAGATATTGCCGGCGTCCTTTGCGCGCGTCGCTCCGCCGATCGCCAGCCGGGCGTGCTCGGCATCACCGTCCGGAAACGTGCGACCGGGCCCGGCAAAATCTTTCGACGGCATGTGACGCCTATCAGCAGCAGTCAGCGTGCTCATCCGAGCCTCCAATGACAAAACCCGCCGCGGGGGTGCCGGGCGGGCTGATCGATTACACCTTCCGAACAATCAAATGCCCTTCGTCCTCAAGCATTTGAGCGACGTCTCGGACCGGATTTTTGAAGGAGGAGTGAGTTGAAGACAGACTTCCGAACTCACCGGATATTTCGGGAATATCGTTGATTTGCTGCAGACTGTCAACGGCAGCATATTTTCGAGGTCGCTCCATCACCTTCTTTTCCAACTGCGCAATGATTTTCTCGTGCGAGTAAAGGCTGGCGTTCGGGTAAAGCTCGCGCGCGGCCCACTTGATCGTCATCTTCGCCGTTTCCAGATCAACGTTGAACCACTCCCCTTTCAGCCCCCGCCCAGCGCGTAGCAGGAGCGAATGGGTGTAATTCTCGATCCGAGTGGCGACGGGACGGCCAGGCGTCCACATGAGATAGTGAACTGCTTGCTTGGCGCTGCCGGATTCATCGATCTGCTTGAACCGCTGAACGATGTCGCCCGCGATGCCAATCTTCATGGGGCCGGCATTACTCTCCCCGATGACGTAAACGCAGCACGCCTTCACCTGCCTGAGGTGCTTACGCTTCCGCGGCGTGTACGCTGAAAGATCAATTGCCATTGGCCCTCCTCGCACCCTCGAAACGAGCCGCCTTGTGCTGCCCATCATGCCAACGCTTGCCGTCCTTCATCCAGCCGACGCCGCCGATCCAGACCTTGCCGTGCGGGTTAACGACCGGGTTATCCCCGGCCATAACCCTCTGGGTCATGAAGTTCGGCATGTGCGCCGGCTGCGGCTTCTCATCGAACACGGGCACGTCCATGTCGACGTCGCCGAAATGGCTGAGGATCAGCGCCACGGATCGGTCGATCCGGCTGTGGATGGTCCGCTCGCTGCAGCCCTCGCGCTCAGCCATGCGCCAAATCGGCTCATCGTTCGCCCAGGCCACGAGCCGCGGTACGCCGCCATGGTGATGCCCGAGCCACGCCAGCCAGTCCGCCACTGTCTCGGCCTGCGCAATCTCCCGGGCGGTCGGCACGATCCGCACCCGCGTTTCGTTGTAGCCGTAGGCCAAGGCGGCATCGGCCGTCGCACGATTCCAGACCTGAGAAACATTCTGGAATTTGAGCTCGCTGTCCCCGAGCGCATCCAGGACGACGATCGCGCGCTTGATAGCGACCTTGAGGGCGGCATGCTGCTGCTTCGGCGTCATTTCGTCTCCAGTCGAAGGATCATAGGAACACCATCCTTGGAATCGGCGTTATGCCTGCTCCTGTAGGGAGTTCTGCGGTGGTCACCACGATGATCTCTGCAAAGGATTTGGAGCTGGTAGCCCTTCGAGAACTTCGAAGCGTCCCCGGAGGCGAGTACATCGCTCATGTGGAGGTCGACCTCATCGCCGATGACTGGCGGCTCAATGTCACCGTGAGGGACGGTGCAGACGTCGACCGCATCCAGGACGCGGTCAAAGCAACGACCAACAGACTCAAGCAGCGGTATGTCCTGCGGCCGGACTGGTGATGTGCATAACAACATCATCGCAATGCCCTCCGATCATCCGCTTCCATTGCAGCGTCCGCCATTCGATCCAGATCGGCCGCGCTATGCTGCCCCGTCGGCGTCTTATCCAACCGGCCGACCATGAAGCCATGGCGGTAGCTGGCCGAACGATTTGCCGACGGCTCTGGGGACGTCAGGTCGTAACCGTCCCTGAAACCCTCGATCATGTCCGTGTTCGCCGGTCGCCTATCCGATGTCATTGCAGCGTCTCCCGCCGTGACGCGGCGAGCTCGGTGCCATGACGAGCCAGATTCGCGTACCGCTTCGCCTCCTCGCCCATGAACAGCACCAGCTCGCCGAACACGGCATCGCCCATCTGGTCGCGGTGCTTCTCGAATATTTCCAGCGTCATTTTCGTGGCCAGATCGCCGATCAGCGTCACCGTGTCATCCGTCCACGGCGTCGGCAGCCGGGCATCCTTAATCATCCGCAGGACCGTGAGCCCGCACAGCTCAGAGGCGTCCTGCTTCCAGTTTGGGTTTCGCTCCAGGAATTGATCTGGCGTCATGGGCCGACGGGTCCCGCTTCATCTGGCACGACGGTGCCAGGGCTGTCGTCACGAACGGGCGCGACATCGGCGATCTTCATCAGCGCAGCGATGAGCGTCGGCAAATGGGCGTGATCGATCACCACAAACGTGTCACGCTCCTCATCCCAAGCCCGTTCCTGCCTGATGACAGCTTGGCCCCAACCGTTCACGTAAACCGCTGTCGCGCGTTGATCTGGAACCACCACGTCGCTGTTCTCCACTCGCCAGTTGAACTCGTCGTCATAATCGCCGCTCACGGGTTTCCTCCGTTTGTGCTCAGAAATGCTCTGCCGTCCATCGCCTGTGCCTGGTCAGGATTGACGCCGCCGTACGCGGCCTCCCAACCGTCGTAAGGTGCGAGGGCCGGCGCGCGTGTAGTGCGCGGAAAGCTCCGCGTCATGCGATTGAGGATCCAGCTGACAGCGGCCTCGTCGTTGATCACCGCACTGTCGACGACCGGATATCGATACTCAGTGGGACTGGACCGGCGGTAGCAGGCCTCATAGCTGCCGCGGCGCTTGCCTCTGATCCAGGAACCTTGCCGATGCCACTGACCGAGTACCGGGTGCAGCCCGGCAATATCCGGCGCCGCCGCGAGGAGCTGAAGCGGATTTCTCATCTCGCCAGCTCCAAGCAGCTAAATGTGCGCCGTGGTGTGCCGTCCGCCGTCTGTTGAGCGCTACGGCGCACACGGCGGACAACGGCGCTCACGGCACAAGTTCTATGGAGTCTCCTTATGCGCGCGCGCGTATTGTAGTCAGTATAGGAAGTGCGCCGAACTGTGCCGTCTGCCGTTGGCTCGCTTCGCTTATGGATGCTCGAATTGCTCAAAATCTCGGCTCCTTGTCTTTCCAGCCATCGAGCGGTGCCCAGTATCGGTTCCCGCGCCCATCCTTCGGCAGCCGCTTCCACTGGAGGCGCTCCATGATCGCCGCGATGCGCCGCTGGTCGGCGGTGCCGATCTTCTGGGCCTCCATTTGCAGCGCATCGCGCGCGACCTCGCTGATGAGCACCTTAGTCGCTGTATCGAGATAGCGACGCACAATCGGCTCCCAGGCGTCGACCTCGAAGCGCGCTTCTTGCTCCTTGACGATGTGCTCTCGCTCGAAGTCGCCATCGGGCCACCACGTCGCGCCGGCCCGGAACTCGTGAAGAGCTTGCGCGAGGAGCTGATCACGGTCCGCTAGCAGGCTGTCAGTATCGATGCTGGTTACCTTGACCGGCCAAAAGCGCCGGCCGCCGGTCTCATCCCTGAGGTAGTCCGTCTTGTTCGTCGTCCCAATGAAGACACATTGCCGCGGCTGGATGACTTCCTTGCGCCCGTAGCTTGGCCGATATCGCTCTGTCGATCTGGTGATGAAGGCCTTGAGCGCGGTCGCGTCCGCCTTGCTGGTTGCGGCCATCTCGCCGATCTCGATCAGCCACTTCCCGGCCAGATGCTGATAAACGTCCTTCCCGCTTGAGACGTCGGGCAGATTGTCTGAAAACCACTCCCCGCCCAAAATCGCACAGACGGTCGATTTTCGGGCACCCTGCGGCCCTTCCAGGATCATCATGTAATCGGCCTTGCAACCGGGCTTGAAGATGCGCGCAACCATCGACAGCAGGAACATGCGCCCGATACCTTTGGTGTATGGTGTGTTCTCCGCGCCGAGGTAGTACGACAGCCAGATCGATAACCGGTCTTTGCCGTCCCATGTTAGGCTGTTGAGATAGTTCCGGACCGGATGGAAAGCGTTTTCCTGCGCTGCGAGATCAACAGCTTGATGCGTGATCTCCTTGCTGATCCGCGGCAGACCGGCGAGCTGCATCCATTCCTGCATCGCTGTTACATCGATGTCGGAGATCGGTCGCGGTCGCCACTGTGGATCCAGCTCGAACTCGTCCGGTTCCTGCCCGAAGATCGGCACGGGCCGAAAGAGCATCGCCGCGGAAAGCATCTCGTCGTACTTGAGCGCACCGTTGAACTCTGCCGCTGATCGGAATGCCACCATGGCATTGGCAAGGTTGGCGATGATGCGCCCCTTGTCGTCGACCATGCAGTTGGCGATCCAGCCAGGAATGCCCTCGGCGAAGTTCGGTGGCTCCATGTCATTGATAGTGTAAAAGGTCTCACTCATCGCTGAGATGCCTTCCACACGTCGTTAAAATCCGTTCCCACGTTCGGCGTGATGACCTTGACGTGGCGCCTGGCGCGCAAATAGCGCTTCGCGCATTCATTCGTCTTAAGGTCGCTCGTGGGGTCGATTTCCTTGAGAAGGGTCAACTGCGTGATCCCACGCAACACCGGGAATGCGCCTATTGCGCCGGCCGAGCCGAGCGCCCAGGCGGGCTTGAAACCGGCGTGGCGCGCCGCATGCGTGGTCTCGAAACCCTCGCCTATGGTCAGGCGGCCATCCAGACTGGCGTGAGGGTCGATCTTGATCGCGGCGCCCTTGGCGGGGCCAAGCATCTTGCGGTCGACCTTGGCACCTGTGTCGCGATCCAGGAACGTCCGGTGAATGGCTACTGGCTCATCAGACAAGATGCTGCGCATCAGGCACACCATCCCCGGCAAGCGCCTGAACTGGTCGTATTTCAGGCTGCCGTGGAAGCGCACCACGCGCCCGGCGATATCGGTGCCGAGCTCGAGACCACGCTCGTTGCGCAGATAACCCTCCACGATCGTGCCGACGGGATCGACCGATTGCTGCCAAATCTGGAGAGCCCAATCCTTGTTCTTATCGTTCACAATGCTGGCGCCCGTGTTCACGACCACCGACAAAGGTGCCCGGCGCCGCTCCTGCTCCTGCTCACCCCTGAACGAGCCGAGACCCAGCGCATCTCGGACAAAGTCGCGGCACTCGATCGGATCGTCACCGGCGTGGCTGAACACCACGAACCCGGCTGGATATTTGGAGCCGATCTTGATCGACAACGATCTGTCAGTCTTGCTGTGCCCGGGTCCTGGGACATTGACGGCATCGCGGCCGATGACGTCTCCGCCCATGATTTTCGCGATTTGACGAGGGTCGAGTGCCGTCATTCCGGCTCCTCGTACTTCTGAAACTCGCCGCACCAAAACTCACAGTAGACACGCGGCCACAGTTCCGAGCTCTCTGCATCGGTGTTGCCCGGATGTCGCGGAGCATGCCGCCGACACTCTCCGAACTCGGTCTGGCGTGGGTGTTGTTCGTAGAACCGACAATTGTCGCAAGCTGTCATTTCGCGTCCTGCTCCAATGTCGGATCAATCCAGAGCGCAAGGCGCTCGAGCCCTTTGGCACCGGCAATACTCGCACGCAGCAATGCCTTAGCGATGGATCGGCGAGCTCGCTGCTTCCAGGAGACGTTCGAGCCGTGCAATTCGGTTTCGAAGTTCGGAAAGTTCATTCTCTGTCCCGGTGGCGTGCGGCTCGACGAGCGCGCGCAATTGTTCGACTTCTTCCGCACGCAAACGCACGCGATCGTCCCGATACCAAACATCCCGGATGCGACCCGCAGACCAGCCGGTCAGCTTGCGCTGCAGGCGATGCAGCACAGCCTTGATCGACTCGTCAGCGTGGCGAGCACCTGCGATCTGCCGAAGCAGGCCCGCGGCCTCGTCCAACGTCGCTGCACGCCCCACCATTTTTTTATTCCGTGAAAGCTTGTCGGATTTTTCCGAAGCCATCCGTGGTTCTCCTGTCTCTCGAAAGGAGATGCCCACGGATGGCTTGGGTACACCTAACGCAACATACGCAACGCATACTGGACGCTATCGACCCGTCGTCGCTGTCTGGAAAACTTGACGACGTGTCGAAATGGAAACGCAGGCGCAGCGATCATGCGCGCACCTCAGAAGGATCTATCGATGAAGGCTCAGAGGCATCGCCGTCAGCCGGCACCACGGACGCGCCAGCTTCACCTGGCTCTTGCGATCGCGCGGTATCGGGCGTGGGACGCTGATCTGATCGAGAGGCACGGACCGCTGTATTATCGGCGGATGGGGTTTTCGGTGCATTGAGCAGGCTGTCAGCTGCTGACAGCACCCGGGCCCATGTCTTAACGGAAGGACTCGTTTCCCCCTTCTTCCATCGCGCCCAGTTTGAAGGAGCCAGGTCGGCCCGCTTCAAAATCGAACGAATTGAGATCGAGCGCGGTGCCGCCGCCTGCTCAATACGGGCAATTTCGGAAGTGAGGTCCATAATGCGCAATATAGCGCATTCGCTTCGGGATACAAGCGCGAAAATGCGCCTTCTAGTTCCGGGCACTCATGGTATTGTGCGCAATAATGCGCCTTGAGTATCGACATGCCCCTAGACGATCTTCACCAGCACCCATTTGACCACATACGGATGCCCTCTGAGCCATCTCTAGAAGGTCTACGGGACTGGATCCTAAAAGTTAGCACATACCTGGACATCACGCCTACCGAGCTCGCCCGGGCCGCGGAGGTTGCCCCTTCTACAATCAACAAGTTTATCGCGGACACGACCCAGACCAAGGGAATGACCGCAAAGACCCTTCAAAAGCTGATTAAAGCCGCATCTAAGATCAACAGCGATAAATTCTCTGAGGCCTACGCAGGTCGCCGCACGGAAGAGCAGCTATCCGACCCTACGGGCTACTCCGTCGTAAATGTCCGCGTCGGATCCGCGCTACGGGCTGGATCCTATAAAACCAGCCATTTGTGGCCCGTCCGATCGCAGTTTTTCGTCTCGATTTTGCTTCCGAATGCGCTTCACACCGGCGGCGGCCGAGAAGAATCGCTAAAGCCTCACGGGCTCCTAGGAATGGTGGTTGCCGACCAGCACGCAGAGGGAACGTTCCCGCACGGCACCGTGGTGATTTGCTCGCGGCTCTTCAATCATCTTGAAATCGGCGACTACGTCGTGATCTCTCGGCGCGATGATACAGGGAATACAGAGCTAACCATCCGAAACTTCGTCGTTAGTCCGAAGGGAGACATGTGGCTCTCGTCGCGGGCAGAGCCGGTAGCAAACCGACCGCCCGACATTTATGCAGGGCGCGCCCCTTTTGAGGTGAAATACACCCGGCACGAGAAATTCACACTTTCCCCACCGCCCGAATATGTTATTGAATATATTATAATTTCGGCGATTCAGCCTTATAATGAGAGATTTGAGGAGCTCAAATTTCCTGACTGATGCGCATTTTAGCGCTTGATGTATGCGCAAAAAAGCGCATTATGCGTCCCGTCATCACGACGGGAGCTATCAATGGCACGCCTCACCCTCGGCACCGCTCAGATCATCCAGCAGCCGAACGGCTCTGTCCTCCTCCGCTACATGACGCAGGGCTCCTTCCTGGTCGGCGAGCGCTTCTATTCCAGCGAACAGGCCGCACTCGACTTCTGCCGCGACCGCAGCCTCCGCGTCCTCGGTTGAGGTTCACCGATGACTGTTCGCTCCCAGTCCATCAAGCTGATCGGCATCGACGGCCGCTTCGTCGAGACAGGCCACGTCGTGATCGAAGTCGGCGCCGGCTATCCCGAGCTGGTGATGCTCGACGGCGAGCCATTCATCGCGACCGGTGACCGGCCGGCAATCCCGGATCCGACGATCCCGCTCCAATACCGCAAGGTGCGTCCCTTCCGCTTCGTGCGGAAGGCGCTGCCGTGATCAACCAACTTTCAACAAGGGGCATATGGCAATGACACAGGTTAACACCAGCGAGCAGGCCACTCAGGCAGCAGTCATCGACTTCGCGCAAATCGACAAGCCGCGCTCGACGCGGCGCAGCGTGAAGAGGCGTCCGGCTCATCCAGACGCCGATCTGATCGAAAACTGCATCGAATGCGCGATGCAGATCGCTGCCGGTAAGGCGCCATACAAGATCGACCCGACCGATTCCGAATTTGCGGCATTGAGTGACGACATCTCCCGATCCCGTGCCGATCGGGCGCTTCGCGCCGCCCTCGATCTGAGCCCGACCACATTGGACGGACTTCGCGCGAAGGCCGGCCTTGTCGAGGCGATCATGGACGATCTGTCGAATTTCCCGGGCGACATCCAGCTTGACGAGTTGCAGAGCGCATTGGTGCTCTCGCTTGTGAAAGACGTCATCCATTTTCAAAGAGCAGCAATGATCGCGAAGACATCGCACCTGCCTTTCATCACGATGGCCAAGGAAGAAAGGGTCTAACATGCTTCAGGCAGATCACAACGTGATGGCGCCCGGCCATCTTGCCATCGGAAAGCCGATTAGCAGCGGCAACGCACCGCCCGTCATCGTAGCGGCTGCAAAGGCGGTGCCGGAGCCAAGCACTGCGCTCAAGAAGCAGAAGTCCTTCGCGGAAATTTTCCATCAGGAATATGGCCCACTTGCCGCAAGGATCGTGCGAGCAACCCGCAAAGCCCGGAATGGCGTCAAGACAGCGCCAGTGGTCTTTGCCGATGCCAGGAAGGCCTACAGCAACTTCGCTGCAGCGAAGAAACGCCTCGAGCTAATGCACGCCCAGCTGCCTGAAAACAGACGGATCGCCTATCCCACGGTCCGCTTAAGCCAAGCTGCGAACCACGAAACCAGCTTCGCTTCGGAAATCATCCGTTATTGCGACAGATGGATCGAAGAAAAGCGCGCGAATGGCGAAGGACCGATAAACATTCGGTACGTGAAGGAACGGAAGATCGCGCTGCTGAAAGAACTCAAGAGCGTCACGGCTTCTGTGATCGAAGATCAGCGGCAGTCCGGTTTATGGGCATTGCGAATCGAGGCCGCAGCGCGCCGGAGCGCCTTGGATAGCCTGCTCTTTGAAGCTTCCAGCACCAAGCTCGTAACTCGATCGGATTGCCAGGAAGCAGCTCGCTTCCTTTGGTCTCTCGCGCGAATGGATTGCGGACCGTCTGTAACCTGCTCCCTCAATCCATACCAAGTCGCTTCACTCAGCAGGCGTCTCGCAAATCGGCTTGCGGAACTGGGAACACGATAATGTCGATCCCGATGTCAACGCCCACTGACGTCGGTATGGCGGACGCGGCGTCCTGTGCCCCCAGGGAGTCGCGTCCGTCCCTCCTCTTTTCATTCGGTCCGGTGATCGAGACGGTTGGATTTGTAGTCTTCATGGCCTGTCTCATTCTCTTGGCCGCGTCGGCCTGGTGGGAGCGGAGATGACCAAGCAAGTCGCCCTTCCCCCGACCTTGGCGCCGAGGCTGATTGGCCGAGATGCAGCGGCTGCTTACGTGTGCGTTTCCCCGACCTTGTTCGATCAGCTCGTCCAGAATGGCACGATGCCGGCGGCAAAGCGGTTGACAGATAACCGGAGTGCTTGGGATGTTCGGGAACTCGATATCGCCGTCGACCACCTTCCTCGAAAGGGCGGCGTTGTCAGTTTCCCAGATGACTTCGGATGGACAGATGCGCCGCCGGTTGCCGCCCAACGTTGAACGCAACGTCGTCAAGGGGCACGCTTATCTCTCATATCGTGTGGGGAAGGGCCCTCGTACCAAGCTTCCCGACGATCCAGAATCCGACGAGTTCAAGCTCGCCTATGCTGCAGCAGTGACCGGCGAGGTCAGCGCGCGACCCAAGATCCGCACGGATACTCCACGATCAATCGGAGCGCTGATCACTTCCTATCTCGACAGCGAGGGTTTCCGGTCACTCGGCGATGGGAGCAAGTCCGGCTATCGCAGCCGCATGGACCAGATCAAGCGGGACCACGGGCACCGCTCCGCCACCGGCCTGACGAAAGAGCGCATTGAGGACGTGATCCTCAAGCCGCTGTCCAACCGCCCAGGCGCAAAGATAGACACCCTCAAGAAGCTCCGCATCCTGATCCGCCATGCGAAGGAAGATCTGAAATGGATCGACCGGGATCCGTCAGAAGGCATCAAGCGCGGCAAGTCGAAGGAGATTCGCGCTTGGACTGATGCCGAGATGGCAGCCTTCGAGAAGCGCTGGAAGTTCGGAACCAAGCAGCGCGCAGCCTACGAGCTCATGTTGAACGTCGGCACCGCGCGCGTCGACACGCATGTCACGACCTGGATACAGGCCGACGCGCCCGACTTCGAATACACCAGACGCAAGACTGGTGTCGCTGTTGCGGTCGCAAAAGCGATATCGCTTAAGAAGGCGCTCGACGCACTGAAGCGCAAGCACGTCTGCATCATCACAACCGAGTACGGGAAGCCGTTCACCGTCGACGGTTTCAGCGGGTGGATGCGCGACGCAATGGACAAGGCAAAGCTGCCGCTCGATTGCCGGCCGCACGGCCTGCGCAAGACGTTTGGCCGGCTGCTCGCCGATGCCGGCGCGACGGCTCACGAGATCATGGCGGCGATGGGCCATCTCACTCTTGCTGAGGCTGAACGCTACACGCGCGAGGCCGATCGGCGCCGCGGCGGTCGACGTGCGATCGTGAAGCTCGAGGACCACAAGGCGAACAGAACTCCCCAAACCAAATCTGCGAGTTTGGGGAAATCGACAAAAAGGTGA